TCTGGAATGTAAGCCGCTTCGTCCGCTATTAGCAAGTCAATAGTAAATCCCCTAATAAAGTGTCCAGTACGTCCAGTGGGTAGAGAGTAGATTCTGCTGCCATTGTTTAGGATTATCTTTGTTAAAGTTGGCTTTTCGTCGTAAAGTTTGTCTCCTTGCATCTCTTTCATGTCTATGATGCCTCTAACCTTTTCGAATAGCAAGCTGGACTGTCTTTGGCTAGCTGCTATGATTAGAGTTGTTGTGCCAGGGTGTTCCAAGGCAAATTGGACTGCCTTGGCTGACACTACCTCTGACTTGCCTACTTGTCTACCTGTTCTCAGTGTTATGTTGCCTTCATGGTTTATGACTTCTTGCTGCCATTTGTCCCATTTCCATTCACTTTGTGGTGTTTTTGTCAAGTTTTTCTCGTTTTTTCTTTGCTTCTTCCTCTTCTTCTACTGTGGTCTTGCCTCCTAGTTCCTTTATCTTTGCCACAGCATTAGTATATAAAATTTTGGCGGTTGCTATCATAACATTTGCCTCTCTCTGGGCAGATATAGCTTGCCGTTCCATGTTCTTCCAATCTGCTAAATCTAGTTTTGCTAAATCTTTGTCTTTCATTTGTTTGTCCTCCTTTTCTAATAAAAATCTTTCAAGGCCTACCCACCCACCCCATCATGTTTAATCCAGATTCGTCAGCGAAGTTGGCGAGCGGAGCGAGCCAGTACCCCCCATGAGTGGGGGGTTGGGGGGTTGAGTATGTTGGATAGATCACCAAACGGAGATCATAAGTTGTCGTGCAAGACGCGAGCTTTCCGAGCTGAATTGTGCGAGACAGCACGACCGCGCTCTTAGAGTGCTGGACCCCTTTTTGGGGCGATTTATGATTGTAGTTGGTGATCGTCAGTCTAGGGCAGGCCTAACATCAGTGTGTCAATTGTCAGTTAGGTCTTTATCCGTAAGCATAAACCTCTTTTTCCCGTATGGTTTTATCCATTCTAGTTTCTTTAATGCCCTCCTGTTTGTGAGTTGTGTACGTCTGTCAACACCTATTTCCTTCATGATAGCTTTATCTAGCTCATTCCATGAAGGGTGTTGATTTGGATAATCTTTTCTTATACGCCACATGACACGCTCTAGTTTTTCAATTGTCATTTTTGATTTTTACCCATTTGCCTGTTTTCTTTGTCCAGTTAGGTCTATTTGCTCTTATTTCTTTATTAGTTCTTTTTCTGTGTGTTCTTTTTATCATGTTCTTAGCCTCTTTGTTAGTTCGTTGAGTATTGCTGTGTTTCTCACTGTTTGCCCTGTGAGTTTAGTGAGCATTGCCCTTTGTTCAGCCATCTTGGTTGATATATCTGTGCTAGCAGGGTGGTTTGCTAGCATATCGACCATTGTTTGTGCATTGAAGTTGATTTTGGTCTTGTGCTCTTGTCTCAAGCCTATTTGTTTTTGGTAGAGCTTAAATTGTGAGCATAGGCCATCAAGTGTGATGCAGTTGACACCATCCATTCGTATATTAGTATAGTCTTTATTGAACTCTATGGTTTTGATCTGTATGTCTTTCATAGACAACTCCAGATCAAAGAAGAGGTTGATATATCCATAGATCAATGTGATTGAAGAGACATTGATCGGATAGTCTGTACTTACTCTACAAGTACAAATGCCTTTATTGTTGATAATAAAGTTGAGATCTACTAGATCAAAGGACTTATTATATTGGATATTTTTCTGGGTTTCCACAGGAAATGTAAGTATCAAGTTGTGGAAGTTCCAGTCATGGAGAGTTCCATCGGAAATGAAGGGGGCGTCCCCCCTATTTACAACTTTGTACCAACCTCTAGTGACACTTTTGACATTTTCTAATTTTGGGAGAATTGATTTTATTGTGTTGACGTTTAGCGACGTAGCAGTTGCAATCATCTTTGGCGTAGCCCCTTCAGGGTGGGATGTTAGGTAGTTTGTTATTTGTTCTCTTTTTTGGAGAATACCCCTACTAGAAGTTTCAACTAATGGTTTATTTTTCATTTTTCTTCATTCCTTTTTTTCCAATGGAAACATTGAGTCAATATTTTCTATTGGCACTATTGTTGGAGTGCCGAATTTGTCTTTGCCTATCATGTGTGTTTGTGTTTGTTCTGTTATAGAAAGCGTTACGATTCTGCCTTTCTTTGTTTTAATTTTTACTGTTTCCATTTTCTTTTGATTTTTTCAGTTGTTTCTTTATCTCTTTCTTGATGTATTGGCTTATTTTTTCATGCCTTTTGTTGTTAATTCTTTTTAGTCCCATAGTAACCCCGTTGCATGTAATCTTATACTTTTGTTGTTGTGAGTTGTGATTTTGTAAATCATTGTTTTATCTGATGGTTGTCCGCTAATATCTGCTGTTCCTGTTAATATCTTTTTTGTTGAATCAAAATCCCCCTCGTCTGCTAAAGTAATTTGTGTGTAAGTTGTGCCATCATCTCTTGAGACGTAGGCTTTTAAGTCGGTGTTTAACGTTACTGCATCAACATCTTCTAGCAACACAACCAATTTACCCTCTGATGGAGTGGCTTCGGCTTCTGTATTTTCTGAAATCAAAGTCATATCTAGTGAGCCAGCAGGAACATGACCAGTAATCCAAGAAGGAGAACTGTAAAGTGTGCCATCTTTACCAGTACTTGAACTATCTACTGCCGTCGTACCACTCCCATCGTTTAAATGCCATAGTCCCACCAAGTTATCTCCAATAGTTTCCCCCGAACTATCCCACTCAGCTGCCGGGTCTAAATGTATCCCAACCCCAGCGTTGTGGTAATCTGAGGCTTCCCCAGAGGTTAATCCTCTATCAAAGATAGCTACTTCATCTACGGATGCCAAACAAGAGGCTGCGGCACTACTCGAGTTCCCTATTACAATACCTTCGCTAGCATTATATTTTATCTCTTTAGATTCTGACACATCCATATCTTTAACACCATCAACATATATATAAGATTTATTGGCAGTACTATCAAAAATAGCAACAACACTATGCCAATCTCCATCGTTAATTAAACCAGCTGTGTCCTGAACATGAATGCTCCATGTGTTGTCAGTATGTCCAAGAAACAACTCTAGTTTATTATTGTTACTTCTATCATAGAAAATCCCATAAGATACGTACGGAGCGCCAGAACTATAGTACTTCGCCATTATTCTTTGAATGTTTCCATCCTCTGAGTTAATCCGTACCCACACAGCAATAGAAAAACTAGTTGGCTCAAAAGCGGCATCGCTAGCAGTTTCCACTCTCATTCCAGTAGTTCCATCAAAAGTTAAAGCATTTCCGTCCTCAACATTATGATAATAATCGTCTGTTGCATCATATAACTCATTTGTAGAAGCTGTGCCATCTATACCAGTTTCGTCTTCGTATTCGTCGACTACTCCATCTTGCATTTGGAAATTTGCAAGACTTCCATTAATTGCAATTCTAAAAGAATTTAGAATTATGTTGTTTTCTGCTTTGGATAAGTTTAAATTTATAGTTGTTGTTTCAGCGTCGACATATTCTTTATTTGCTATGTCTTTGGGATTAGTAGGGGTATTTTGAATTGTACCTTCTCTAGAAGTGACTGCTTGAGTCCTCACATGAGGATCAATGTTTTCTCTTGGGTTGTCGTATCCAGCATTACCTTTAGGTGTAGCTTTTGTTGCCCGAACAGGGCTGAAAGCGTTCTTTATTCTTACCATTTTCTTAGTTCTTAAACTGTGTATAATGGTACTTTGTATTTAGTTCCATTAAGTTCTACTGTTACAGAAGCATCTGAGTTTGTTGTACTTGTTGCTATTGCTCCTGTATCAGTTCCAACGAAGTCGATAAAGCCTTCGCTTGTATCGTCTTGGTCTAATGTTAATACTGGTTGTCCTCCACTAGTGTGGTTTTGTATCATGTAAACTGCTGGTTGTGATGAACTGGCTACATTTTTTTCAAACCATGCTGAGTGTCCGCTTGTTGTTGAGTTTACTGACCTTATTCCTGCGTATTGGGATGTTCCTGCATGTGTTATATCTAAACCGTAGCCTGTTGCATTGGTATGAGTTAGTTGTATTCCATCTGCTGCTCCATCTTGAGTTACATCTAATGCTATTTCTGTGTTAGAAGCATGGTCTTGGTGTACTTTTAAGACTGGTCTAGTAGCGCCAGAGGTGTTTCTAGTCATTTCAGTGTCTCCACTCATCCAGTTGTAGCCACCGTCACTGTATATGTTGAAGTTTGTTGTTCCACCATGTGTTATAGGTTCAATATATACTCCATAAGCATTAGTGCTAGTTCCAGCACCTAATGGGTCAGAGGCGTATATGCTATAAGTTTTAGTGATTGTTCCGCCACTGTTTGTGGGTAAAGCGAACAATCCAAAGAATTCGTTTAGTGTTCCAGTGCTTAGATGTGTGGGTCTAGCTTGTACTGCGACAATGTGGTCAGCGTTGTTGCTTCCAGTGTCCCCTCCTTTGATGTCTAGAAGTGAAGAACTATCAGTTCCACTTTGAAGGCAGTCAATTTGTAGTCCTCTAAGTATTGCGTCGGATACTGTACCCGATATTTCGCATAGAACACCATTAACAGGAGTTGCTTCATCTCCTATTAAACATGATCCACATACTAATTCCTTTACAGCTAGCGCTGGTATTACATCGATTCCCATTTTAAGCTTGTATCATAACTTTTCTGTCAGTTCCGCTTGAGTCTTTAATGGTAATAAAGCCTATGCTATCAGTTGCTGGGGTGGCTGTATAAGTGCCAACCCAAAGCTCCTTTACAATTAGTGATTCAATTACTTGTAATCCCATTTTAAGCTCCTGCGATGTGGATTACCCAGAACTGTAAGTTCTGCGCTCCATGTATCACTGAATAAGTATCAGCTGCGTTTCCCCATGCTGTGTCCATTGCTGCGCCAGCAGCTGTTAAGCCTGCTGCGTTTGTAGCAAATGGACCCATAATGGTTTCATCTCCGCCTGCCATTTACTTTTTCACCTTCTTTTTTACTGGTTCGATGGTTGGGGGTTTAGCCCCAAATTCATCTTGCAAGGCTTGGCTGATGTCTTTTTCTCTACCAAGACTTATGAGTCTTTCGTATTCTTTCTTTCTATTTTTGTAGCTCATTTTATACTCCTGTTATTGTGCAAATCGCGTCTGGATTAGGCACTTGTAGTTGTCCAACTTCCCATGACCTGATTGTTGTTTTGATTCCTGGGTCTTCTATTGTTCTAGTTGTTAGTCCTACTACTGATTTCCAAGTTAGCGCTTCTTTAGCGATGACAACTTGTGCTCCTCCATCTGTTACTGAGTTGCTGGAGATTACAGTTAGTCCGAGTAATCTTCCAACGACACCATTTCTGGTGACTGAGTCAGTATAGAACTGACCAGCATTTCTGATGTTTGAGTTTCCTAGTAAGTGAGAGTACCCTGTTGGGTGAACTAGTAAGAAACCATTTCTGTCTGGGTTGTAGTTATCAATCGCAATTGCTGCTTTAGCATTTAGTATGTCTTGGATTGGGTCTCTATCTGCGATAACTGCATTGTCCCATGTAGCATTAGCTGCTACTGTGTTTCCAGCTTCTGATACTATTGCTGCTGCAATAACTGTATCAACAGATTTTGCAACTGCTCTGGCTATTCTTAACAATGTTCTTGCAATCATAGGGATATTATTTGTCTTAATATCTTCCCAAGAAATTACACCCTCCATAGCGTGTTTTACATTTCTTGCTGATACTTTTGTCCAGCTAACTTCTCCGTAAGGAAAGTTTGCTAGTCTAGGTACTCCTTCAACTGCTGAACCAGTTCCGCCAGTTAGGTCGGCTGCTGTTTCTTTGTAGTATGTTTCAGTCCATGCACTTGATGATTGTATCATGCAAAGCTGTTTCATCTTGTAGTTTTGTAATGCGAATCCAGTTACGATTCTAGAAAAATTCTCTGCTCTTAAGTCTTGCTCTCCTGTTGTGTCTGCCATTTTTAAGGTTTCCTCACTAGAACAGCTACTACTTCTGAGGCTGCTGCTGTTTCAAGTACTTGTCCTACTATTTCGGTTTCAGCTTGTGCACCAGCTTCATCTGCTGCTGCAATTAAGTTTGCACCATTTACTTTAGCGTAGTTTCCAAGCGTTATTCCTGCGCCAGCATCTTTAATATCAAAGATACCATGTGTATATACTCCTAAGCTAGTTTGTCCATCACTAGCTACTTTCTCTTCTGCTGCGATTCCAACGAATATGTCACCATCTGCTGATGTTGCTGTTATAGTTCTTGGGTCACTAGATAACTGCATTAGTGTACCTTTAGCTATACCTGCTCCGTCTGCTACGGTATATCTGACAACGTCGCCTTGGTCTCCTAGAAGTTCGATAATAACTGCTTCATTTGCCATTTTTAATAATCACCATACTAGTCTAGGGATAGCAACTATTTAAACTTTTCGGTCAATTTTGCTTTTCTTCTGGAAAAGCTTCAACATCCATGCCAGAACCCTTTAGGAATTCTTTAGCATTTTGGATGTCCTTTTCATCCTTTGTTAATGCTTTAACTCCCGCTGTGGTTTCTCCGCCAAGTGTTTTCTCCACTTGTGCTTGTTGCTGAATGGATATTAACCTAGCCATTTCTTTGTTTGAGGCCTCCAGTCTTTCTGCTGCTTCATTAGCCTTATCTATTAAAGTAGTAGAATCAGCCGCTGGAACAGCCTTTTCTACCGGAGGAACTTTAGGGTCCACCTCTAGTGGTTGTGGAATTTCTTTTTCTTCACTCATAGTTTCTCAGCCTCCTTTTGTTTTAACCAGCACTGTTTGCATTTGATTTTAGCGCCTTCATGCGGTTTGAATGGCACAGCGCACTTATCATTGCAGATGTGGCATATTGCTGGGTACATTCTTTTTTCTTCTGGTTGTTGTGTTAATGTTGTTTGTCCTTCATTATTTTTTACTATTTTGTCTATCTTCTGGTCAAGTTCTTCGACCCTAAGAAATAGCATGTTTATGTCTGCTCTTATTTGTGTTAGTTCTTGGTTCATTTTTTCTCCTCCTTTATAGCAAGCCGAAGTTTA